TTATTCATAAGCAGGTCTAATAAGACGTCCAATAATATTAGTCAGTCCGGTAAGATGCCCAGCTTCATGCATAGTATTCCAAAGAACCTCTTGAACTTGTTTTACTCGATTTTTATACGTGTCCGCATCGAACTGATTTTGCAAAGCCTGACCGTT